AGGCAGAATACAGCAGAGCCGACAGAATCGAATCAGTTCTTAGCAACAAGGCAAGAAAAGCCAGAGCAGAATCCAAATTGGCAGAAGCCGAAAAGAATCTGAACAAGGCTCTCAAGGGCTTCAACATCAACGACCCAGAGCAAGTAAAAGAGGTAGCAATCCTCAAGGCAACAGTTAGAGAACTTAGAAACTAGCAAGTCAGCCTTGACCCGCTGGGGGTAGATGTGGTTCGATTCCACACAAGGCACGAGGCAGGGAAACAACTCCCCGCCCAATCAAGACAGGAGCAAGAAATGAAGCAAGCAGAGATAGTAGTCGGCAACGATTACGCCTACCAATCAAGAAAGAACGGCGAGAGCGCAAGCGATATAGAACGCGCAACGATTAAAGGATTCACCCACTCATTCGGCGGGGCTCCAATGGTAGAAATAGAAATCAAGCGCCACCGCTGGGAGCACGAATACACAGCCGACTGGAAGAGAATCGAAGGCTCACAGCATAGAGTCGATTACATCGACAGCCGAAAGGTAACTCTCTCCACAATCCGAGGCGATTGGGACACAGAACACAGCAAGCGAGTAGAGGCTGACGCAATCCGCTTAGAGTCTGCCCGCAAAGCAGACGAAGCCTACAAAATAAGACAAGAGGAAAAGCGCACGAACTACGACCCAGCACTTCGGGAAATGCTTCAGGAGATTGTAAAGATAGAAGGTAAGGGCTACATATCAGGGTGGGATAGATTGGAAACCCTAACCCTTAAGCAAGTTACAGCAATCACCGAGGCATTACGAAAGGCGAGCAACTAATAAGACCAGCCTCTCCCCGATTAGTCGGCACAGGTTCACGACCTAGAGAGGCACGAGAAGGGGCAACGATGCGCCTTCCAATTGATAGGAGAATAAAGAAATGACAAAGAAAGATTACGAATTAATCGCAGAGGTAATCCTGAACTCTCAAGGCTTAACGCGTGGCGGAGTAATGGACACACTAGCCGAGCGAATGGCGGAAGCGTTAGCGGACACCAATCCTCGTTTCAATCGTTCAATGTTCCTTAAGGCTTGCGGGGTGAGCAACTAATGAACTGCTCAAAATGTGGCGATGAAGTAGACCGCCTTGCGGTCTTTCCTCAAGGCTTATGTGTTAACTGCTGGACATTAACACCAGAGGCAAACCTAGACATCACAGCGCAAGAACTGGCGAGAATGTGGGGCGGAAGATGAAACTATCCGTGAGGATAACACTAGGCGCGGGGGGCTGTTGCCCTCGCCCTATTCCTCGCCTCTCTTGTAATCTGGCTTATGGGTCTAGCCTTTAACGGGCTTTATTGGTTAAGCACAGAGGGCGGATGTATGAAATACACCTTTAGCGAAACGCAACAATTAGACACCTGCGATGTTTACAAGGGGAACAAATGAGCAACGACACATTGACCGCGAGCGCGTGGGCTTTCGCCCTTGCTCTTGTTCTCTTCGTTTCTTTAATAGATGGGGGCTTTATCTTCTAAGTGGCAGGAATCACAGCCTCAAACCCTAGACAGAGGGCGCGTGTTCACGGCACGATTGAGGCACGAGATAGGCGAGTGTCCTATCTAGCAAGACCGAACGACAGGAGAGCAACAAATGGAAGGCACAACACTAGCAAAAGTTCTTGAGGGTGTAACTCTTGAGTCAATGACAAACGGAACGATGTCCGAACTATGGGCAGAACTTCCCGAAATGGTAAGAGGTCAGGCTTGGGTCGGTGAGATTGTAGATTGTGCGGACACAATGCGCGATTACATTTCAAACGATGAGCAAGTAACCGAGGATAGACTCTTCGATTTAGGGGGAGATTTTGCTAACTCCGAGGTCGAGGATTACCACACAAACATAAACAAGCGCGTGCAAGACTTGAGCCTGTGGGCATACAACGAGTTAGACGATGAGGTTTTACAAATTACAGGGGAGAAATTTAATTCCCTAACTGACCTTAATTCTTCTTACTTATTCGTGGCTATGCGTGGATTATGGGATGCCGTTAGTCGCTGGGCATTAGCACAAGCCGAGCAACTCGAAGAGGTCAGCGCATAATGGACAAGCAAACAGCGAAGGAAGTTTTAGGGGCTTTACAAATGTTAGAAGTTTTACTTACAGACGCAAACGATACTGTTTCAATCAACGCATTTTGCTTTGCTTGGAATACAATCGCAAACTACGCAGACGAACAAGCGATAGCATAGTGCCAACCAAAAAAGAATTATACCACCAATACCGCGAGGCTAGGAAAGCACGCAACGAGAGCGAAGACAATCAAACCTTCGACCACTACCAAACCGAAATGGAAAAGATAATTGAGCAACTTACAGAAGGGGCAAAGAAATGACAGCGGAGAAATGGTTCATAGTAGAGGGAACAGACCCAGCAGGGCGCAAGTTCCGAGGGATTTATTCCGAGGATGAAACCGCAGAACTTTTGCGGGATGAAACTAACCAATTGATAGGAGAAAAATAAGTGAGCGACTTAAGGCAGATAGTTTTTGGAATAAACACAAATGTTTGGCACTTGTTTATTCAGTATGCGATTTGGTTGTTGATTATTACAGCCGTTTATTATATTGTTTGGTGGCTGAGTGTAGTAATGAGCGACTATATCAAGGCAGGTAAGGAACGAGTCAGGAAATACGAGGAACGAGAAGCACGCAAACTACTAACGACAGGAGAAAAGTAAATGAAAGTTAAAGACCTAATACAAATGTTAACGATTGACTTCTCACCAGACGAGGAACTAATGGTGATGTGGTGGGACTCTGCCTACTCTGAACGATTGGCTGGCACTTGGGATAAGGCAGTCAAAGTCTTTGATGATGGTGGTATATCTACCTTCTCTATCGATGAGCAAATCTCTGAACTGCTAACAGAGTGCGAGGCACAGGTAAAGGCAGAGTTAGCGATTGATTCCTACCTTGAACAAGAGGATGAGAAGGAGTTAACTAATGGATAAAGTTCAATCAGATTTTTATTGTGGAGATTGCGATAAAGATATGGAAGATGTATGGGCATTTGTTGGCGGAGGCATAGCCGTTTGGACTTGTCCTGAATGTAAGTATGAACACGAGGGAGCAACCCAACTTGGCTAAGTTTCAGATTACACACAGGATTGAGGGCATACGAGTAACCGAAGTTACCTTGCCTTATGGCATAGAACTACCCGAAGATTGGGATACCTATGGCAACTTAGATAAAGACGAGTGGCTCTTCGAGCATCAGATTTATTCTAAGGTTAGATACGAAGATGTAGATTTCGCAGAAGCAAATGCAGTAGAGAGGTTAAGTTAATGGCGATACCTAACTACCACAGAGAAGCACTATGCGGTAAAGATTATGACCCTGATTTGTGGTCTTATATGTCCTCTATTGAGCGAGATAAGAAACGAGTTATGGTTTACAACATCATAACCGCAAAGAAAATATGTAATGAATGTCCTGTAAAAATGGAGTGCCTAAAGGAAGGGCTACAAGAAGAGAACCTTAAGACACACCAAGGAGAGGGATTAATATGGGGTGGAATGCTGGTATCTGAGCGTGCTTTGATGCTTAGAATCTCACCGTATTCAAGGATTGTTAGGGATGAGAACATCTTACGCAGAGAAGTCCAGAAACAATCTGCTAAAATAGGTCAATGAGAAAACGCTTATTGATTACCACTATGATAGTGGTCTTACTTGCTGTGGGGTTTCCCCCGACTAAGCAGGTTGACATTGAGGTAAAGGTTAAACAGCACAAGGAAAAGCCTGAACCATTACCAACGCAAGCAACTTGGGCTGAGAAGAAAGCCAACAAGAAGATGGCACTAGCCTTCGCTCAAGCAGGGTGGGGATGGAGCAAACAACAGCAGTTATGTTTGGTGAAATTGTTCACTCAGGAATCTCGCTTCGACCATCTGGCAGACAACCCAGAAAGCACAGCCTTTGGTATCGGTCAAGTCTTAAGTGAGAAGTCAAGAGACCCTGCCATACAGATACTCAGAGCATACAAATATATCGAGCATCGCTATCAAACACCTTGCAACGCTTACAACCACCACTTACGCAGAAACTGGTATTGATGTTTGACTTGCAGGGAGAGCCGACCTTTGCCTGTATATGTGGTTGTCTTATGTTTGAGATTACTGTAATGTGGGATAGAGAAGATAGAACGATAGGCTGGTATGACTTGAAACAAAAGTGTAAAGAATGTGGAACGCTAACAACAGCACCCACCCCGATAGATGGAGAGATGTAATGCCAACATATGAATACAGATGTAGCGTTTGTGAAGCACTGCAAGTATTAAGTCGCAACGTAGATGATAGAGATAAAGAAGTGCTATGCCCTATGTGTGGTCAAGTAATGGATAGAGTTTGGAATCCAACACCGACCCACTTCAAGACAGGTGGCTTCTACTCTACGGGGAACTGATGACAAGAGAAGACATACTACAAATCCGTGAGGAATATATCTCAAGAGATAAATCAAGAACTGCTACAAACATAATTGAATTAGCCAAGAGATACAAGGTTAGTCAGAATACAATTAGGAAGATTGCCCTGCGCCAAGTCTATAAAGATGTAGATTAATCTTCTGTTGGTTCGGCAAAGTCATCATCACGATAGGGCTTGAAGCCACCAATCTTATTGATTAACTTTCTGATGGCACGCTTGTGTCGCATACGAGCAGTATCTTCTGATGTTAAACCAAGTTCGGTTGCTATATCTCCGAAGTCCATTGACTCTACATATCTAAAGAACAATAACTTGCGGTCAGGATTAGGTAGTTTCCAGTAAGCATAGTCAATCTCAATCATCATAGCCATAAGGTTGCCACCCTCAGCAGGGGCTGATTGTTTACCAGTATGACTTAGGTTTAACTTAGCAGTTACGTTGAACTCACCGCGTAGCACAGAGGGCAACAGTGCCTCAACCATATCTGCTTCATAAAAGAATAGGTCAGATGTTTCATAGCCACCAGACTTAGCCATCCAATACTGACAGTAATCCAATGCTTGGTTGCGAAGAGAACGATAGATTAAATTCTTAGCATCCTTCTCACCGATTGCTTCCCAAGTATCTAACTTAACTGGATGTTCCAAGAACCATTGATATAGGGACTGACGGATGTCCGCTATATCAACCTCTTGATACTTGCGTGAATATTCAGTGGCAACTGCGTCAATCACATATTGCCAGGGTTCAATGCGTTTCCATTCTAGGTTCATTTGATTTGTATTCCCATACTTAAAGGGAGGAAGGTAACTGGTTTCATTATCTTGCTTTTGTTAGTGAACTCAGTAGTAACTGGCAACCATTTATCTTCCCATACAAAATCATTCTCATCATCTAACTTGAATGACCATACTCCAGAGGGCGTATAGTTTACATACCAAGCGGTAAGTCCTAACTCTTTTGCTTTGGTTACTAGGAAATCAAACTTCTTTTTCTCTAGCAATAGAGTATCGTAATGTGTGTTGCGGGACTTGAGTTCTATAAACATTCCAAACTTTTTTGTTACACAATCAAAGCCATCATAGACTTGAGGTGAGTGTTCGAGGTCAGGGAAATGATTGTCCTTCAGCCAAGCGAACAACTCTTTCTCTTTCATTTATCCCATTTATCTCTTAACACTAGCAGTCCGATGACAGCGTAGTTAGCCATATCCTTGAAGGTATCCTCAAGAGATTCGTGCTGGGGTAGGCTGTTGTTATCTGTTAAGTTATTTAGGCGTGCGAGTTTGTCCCATAGTCTAACACGTAATCCGTTGAGAGGACCGCCTGGGGACTGGCTAATGTTCTTGGGACCATAGTCCTTATGCTTACTAAGTAGTAGTTCCTCTAGTTCATCGAAGACACTGGCTACTTCTGCGGGGAAACTATAAGGGGTATCTTGAGGGTTACGATTAACGTATTCTCTTCCACCTGGTATTGGCTTATGTCTAACCCCTGGTTCCTTAGATGTTCTATAATCTGCCATATCTCTTCATTCCTCGCCTTCATCCTTAGTTTCCTCTTCTAATAACTTCTTAAGACTTGAATCAAAGTCTTGAAGTGCTGACTTGATAACCATATCTTCAACGAGTTCATCTATTAAATCATAACCATTCTCAGCAGCGAACAAGGCTACATATGTTGACTGAGTTATATGTTTAATCTGTTCGGGGTTATCAGCGTTGCCATATAAGAACCTAAGCAATGAACCTAATAATAATTTATATCCACTAGGTAAGGCATAGTAAGGGTCGAACTCTTCATCATCATCAAGAACGTGGTCAATTAATTCAAATGAACTATCAAAGACTTTACCACAATCATTACATTGATTGTTTGTAAACTCATCTTCGCTCAATCTATTCCTGCTTTCTCCTTTATATAACTTGCGCCATACTTTACAAAGGCAGAGTTTACGTCTTCTCCTTCTGGCAATTGCACGATAGTAACGGGGAGTTCCCTAGCCAGTGAGCGTGCGAATTCCGTGCCTGGTTGGTCCCCGTCTGCAAAGACGAAGACTCTTTCAAAGTCTGCAAGTAACCTAGTGTAATGTTTCTTCCAAGAATTAGCCCCAGGAACCCCGATGCAAGGGAAGCCAACACAATGGCTGAGAGTAATAGTATCCAGTTCACCTTCACACACTCCTATGTAATCACCTGCTCTATCAATGTCTAAGACATTATACATTTTAGTTTCAGCACCAGTCATACCCATATATTTCGGTTCAACAGCAGGATTAAGACTGCGAAAACGCAAGTCGACAACACCAGTCTTGGTAATATACGGTATGGATAATCTTCCTTGGAATGCTTCGTGTCCAACATCAGGCTCTGCGACTACGCCTAATGACATTAGACGCGCTACTTCCCTTGTTATTCCCCTGCTTGCTAGGTAGCCTTCTGCCAGATGTATATGCTCCGCGTATTTCTCCGCTGCTTTCCCCAGTAATTCCTTCTGCGATGCGCTTTGCTTCACGAAAATCTACCCTCTCTTGTAACTGGACAAGTTGAATACTGTTGCCTTGAACACCACAGGCAAAGCAAATGTATATGTTCTTGTCAAGATTTGCGCTACCACTTTGGTGTGTGTCGCTATGAAACGGACACTTAAGGTTAACCTGCCCACGCGTAGCACGCAAGGTCGCGCCGTAATGTATAAGGATGTCCTTAACTGAAGGTAAGTCGTTATCAATTTTGTGCATCTCCTGTCTTCTCTTTCATCCATTGGCTTAAGTCTTGAATGACCCAAGCATTTTCTATTCCAGCATTTCTTCTTTTGACTACAACATAATGCAACGGAACATCTTTTATATCCCTAGCCTTAGCATAGTTAACTGCTTCTACTTCTGCTTCACGCCAGAACTCTGGCAGTGAGAGTGTTGCACGATTCTTTAACTCAAGGATGTAAGACTTACCAGCAATCATAACTACCATATCGCCTTCGTCTTTAGCACCAGCCTTAGTCAGACGTTCTGCCATAGCACCCGCTTTGCGGAGCCACTTCATTACATCTGTTTCAAACTGTGCGCCCTTGCGCCCATTAGGATTAGCCATTTAGTTCCAGACTTTCCATAGGATATAGGTTCTCTATCGGAACATACCAAGTCTTATCATTGTAACGCCACTCATCTTTCTTACACATAGCACCAAGCATCCAACCTATGGCGTTGTATTGTGGTCCAACCCAATCAGGTGCAACTCTTCGTGTCTTATGACATAAACCATCTGACATTAAAACATATACAAGTTCATCACTATCTCTAGTTGAATACCTCATACCTTTAACTGGTGGGAAAGAATATCTAATCTCACCAAAGCCTGGAATATCTAATTCAGATTTCCATTTATTATAGTGAGGAACAAAATCATTCTTACCAACCATTCTTGCGAATGCTAATTCAGAACCAGCGCATACTGCGTGTTGCCACAACTCCCAAAGGTCGCCCTCTGAATAATTTATATTCTTAGTTGGGTCGCCGAAGTAAACCTTCTGTCGTTGATAACCTACCTCAACAACGGTTGCTTCTTCAGTAGGAGTTAATGAGTATGACCACACTTAAGATGCACTCTTGTCCTTGTTAAGAATGCGAACAGCCCAATCTAATCCTTGGTTAAGACCGATAGACCATTCATCTTTCTCTTCTATCTTAGATGATTCAATCTTCTCAATAAACTTTCTAACTTCCTTTGCTGTCTCCAGCATAACAAGCGCACGTATTTCTTGAGTCATATCATCTTCTTCTTCTCTTATCATATTACCCTCCATTCTCTGGTATATCTTCCATATACATATACTCAGGGTTAAATGATAGCCAACAAACCAGGTTAGCGTTGGCATCGGCACGCCCATATCTATTCTTTACGGGAGCAATCGCCATACTAGTGCCAATGACACCAAGAGTGCAGATGAGAGCAGGAAGTTGGGCAACTTTTCCCTGAAGGGCAGACCTTGGTTGGCAGGGTGAACCCATAACAGCCTCAGAAGTATGATGCAGAATAATGACAGCAGCGTTAGTAGCACGGGCGAGATATTTTAACTCCTTCATAATTGCTCGCATTGATGCGAACTCTTCGCCACCATCTGTGGCTATGTCCATTAGGTTATCTACGAAGATAGCAACAGGAGGACAACCCCATTGTTCTTCAAAGGCTAAAACTTCTTCATCTATATCTTGCAGACTAGGTGATGATTCAAACGACCAGACAATATGCGAACCCTTTGCAAGTGTTGCTCTGGTCCAGCCTTGGTCTGTGTTCATCAGTTGTTCTACATCAGTTTGATTCTTACCTGAAATCATAGAGGCTAGACGCATAGCCATCGTATGTGCATTGGTATCTGCTGATATGTATAGCGTTGGAACTTTCATCTTGAGGGCTAAAGCCAAAGCCAAGGTGGACTTGCCGACACCTGGAGTTCCAGCCAGCATAGATACTTCTGCCCTGCGTAGGATTATTTTGTTAGCATCAAATGCTTTGAACACAGAGGGCAACGGCTCGCCACCTATGTCGGTCCTGCCTATGCTACGAACTAATGTTCTCATAACTTCTCAATCCAAACCTGGTATTCCTTAGTAAGAATATTATACTCACCCTCGTGAAACTCAAGGAAGTTATCAATGGCTGGCTTAGGTGTGAGTTCAGGTTTCATATCTTGACCCCACATATAGTCATCAAATGCAAGGATGCCACCCTTCTTTAATAGTTCCCAAGAATACTCAGCGTCAGATGCAACAGCATCGGCTGTGTGGTTTGCATCTATATAAATAAAATCATACTTACCTAAAGGAACATTGGTAAAGAATTCTTTTGTTGTCATTATGTAACATAAGAAAGGTTTACCCTGTAACTTTGAACTGTATTCACTAAAGACTTCGTTAAAATTTATGTTCTCGTGCTCACGTTCATCGCTACCTTTCCAGGTATCAACATCACGAAGAAGACTGCCTTCACCTGTCAGGATGTTATCGCATAACCAGACACTTGCATCACCTGTGTATGCACCAAGTTGTAAGAACCTTAGATTAGGTAGACCTTTGAATCTTTTAAGATGTTCTTCAAAATTATATTTCTGTCCTTCAAACCAATTCGGAAATTCCATAATGCTCCTGTCTTAAGTTGGAAGAGGGGCAACCACCTTCCCCGATTAATTACCCCTCAACCAATTCTATTCTAGTTCAAACTGAACTAAGCGTTTGCTGGCTTGCACTGCTCTGGACCCATCGGTAGTGGGCAACTCCAGAACGCGTAAGGTTTCCCCGTTGTCTTGCTCACTCCGCTTCGGAATGTTCTCGTTCCGTGAACGCAAGTAGGGGACACTGCCCCTGCCTGGGTTGCTGGAGAGGATGCCGCTGGCGCGATGCTTGGCGTTGTAGGCGCTGTCCCCAAAGGGGCTGTTGCGTAAGACGCTCCAAGCAATCGTTGCGTTGCTGCAATCTGAACTGCGTAATCACCAACACCTTCTAACAAAACAGATAGTTCATCTGCTGTGTTAGCACGAATGTTAATCATATCTCCGCTGCCAGTCTTGTATGATACTTGTAACTTCCAGTTTTCTACTGTCATTTTTTATCCTTAGTAAATTGGCAATGCTCTGTGAGTCCACAGAAATTGCACGATTGTAGGTTCGGTAGAAATATACCAGCCTTTCGAGCCTTATCAAAACCATCTACGAAATATTCGAGAGTGTCGATGGTATATCTACTTAAGTCAATCATTTCCCCTGTCCCTGATTCTCTGGACATCCAGTAGTTACCAAGGTTAACCTCAACCCCCAACATAAGTTCGACTCCTATTTTGTAGAAGCCAAGTTGTAAATCGGATTGAGGTCTGGTTCGTGATGTCTTGAGGTCGACAATCACAAGTTGTCCGTTAACCTCAAATATCCTGTCAATAAACATCTTCACTGGCACGTCAGCGATGACAGGATTCAACTCTAATTCGATAGCCTTTACACCCTGAGGGGTGGTCCAGATTTTCCAATCAGGATTGTTCTTTCTCCAAGAGATGTAGTTGTCTACCCACTTAGAGCCATTCTCATTCCACCAATGTTCATCCTCTTTGTTTGGATTTTCTTTGGTGGCTCTTCCTGCTCTGCGAGCAGTAGAGAAATCTAGGTCTTTAGTTTCTTTTGCCCAGGCTTTTGCCCATAGTTCATTAGTCGTTGTCATAGTCATACAATTCTGCAGCGTAGTGGAATGCTCTGCCCCCTGCTGACCAGATGCTTGGCTCTTCAGGAACTTGAAGTAATCTACCTAGGTAATACTGATAACCACAGGTTAGATAAGTTGTGAATGCTGAGTAAGATATATGTGCTGGTAATTCATATGAATCTAACTTAATCATCAAGTCCTACAACATCAGCAAGATAATCTATTTCTTCACGTAGTTCTTTAATGTTGCGTGATAGGTCTGCAATTTCTAGTGATAGTAAATCAACTAGGAATTCCAAGTCCTGGAATCGGTCATTTGTTTTCTTTAGCATTTTTTCTCCTATCGAATTGTTATTACATAATCCTCCTGCGGAGGACAGGAGAGAACTCTAACACAAGAGGATTATGTAAATCTATTTAGTTTTTATATATATAAATATATTATATATATTTCCCTGCGGGAAATCTAATTTAGGAAATGCCCCCCTACCCCCCATAAAAAAAACTTATGGTTGGTAAGGTTGCGTATCCCCTGCGGTTGAACCGTCATTGAGGTTTCGCCCCCACTCTTGCGAGTAACAGGAGGATAGCAGACCCTTTGGGATGCTGTCAAATGAATGAGGGCATAAAAAAAGAACCCCACCTCCTAGTATTTCTACTAAGTGATGGGGTCCTGAGGCTTCTAAGGGGGCTTACAGCCCGTTTTAGAGGGTGTTAAGGGGCTATTTGCTACCCTTGCCAAACTCTGGTGCTGACTTGTCTAGTGCCTTGAGAACAGGTCCGACTAGACCAGCAAGGAATGCGTTGACTAGAACCTTTGGGTCGTGCTGTCCTGCTGTGTAGAGAGCAATGGTCGCTGCCGCTGCTGCTCGTAGGTAAGACAACCCAATTTGCTTTAGTTTTTCTGTATTCATTTTATCTCCTTAGAGAAGTTTAATTAACTCAGCCCAAGTTTTTGGACCGATGATGCCATTAGAGTCTACTATATCGTGGTTATCCTGGAACGCGACAACAGCCTTCTTTGTCGCTGGACCATAATCTCCATCCTCTACTAGCGTAAGTGCGTGCTGAACAATCTTGACAGCCTCGCCCTTATCTCCTGGCTTAATACGACCAGGAAATGCTGGTGCTTCTGACACAGGGGTATCTTCTTCTACTTCGTTACCCTTGTAGTTAGGTCGTCCGAATCCCTCAATGAATACAGGAATACCTTTAGGGTTCTTCTTGTATGCACGAATCTTCTTTACGCATTCACCGCCATTGGCTTGTGAACCTGATTTCTTCTTATCACCTGCGGTGTTACCTTCAACGGTAGTTACTGTTCCATCTCCGTTGTCCTTGATGACAATACCAACGTGCTCAATAGGAGCACCGCCTGTCATAAAGTCAAAGTAAACTATATCTCCTGGCTTTGGCTTTGCTGCTGAAGCATCGGTCCAAGTCTTCATCTTCTTAAAAGATGCTGCTCCTGCCATAGTAGAAACAGTATTAGGAATCTTAACTCCTGCCTTGTTTGCTACCCACATACAGAATGAACCGCACCAAGGCAAAAAGTTTGCTTTTGTAAAAGCGCCATACTTTGTCTGGTTATCTTTTGGTCCTTCTACATATCCAACTTCGGCTAGTGCAATTTCAACTACTGCTTCTGCTGTGCCTTTTTCTGCCACGAGTTACTCCTTAGTTATAATCTGGGTCGTCTTGCTTTGCTTTTGCTTTGTCTGCTGCTTGGCGTTCTTCAACTGCTACGTCAGCAACAGTCTTTGCACCTTTGTCTACGCTAGAAAACGCAGCATTGATTTCGTCAAGAGTAAGTTTGCCATCGTCCATAAAGGCACGAGCCAATCTTTCAACAACTACTGCGACTGCTGTAAGACCAGCAACTGTCATTGCCTTGAGAACAGAGATGCCCGCAATTGCACCAGCACCAATGACACCAAGACCTGACGCTGCGAAGACAGCGACAATACGCATTAATACATTCTTTAATGATTTCATTCTTTATCCTTCGGATTACGCAACCAATAAGTTGCTGACCACATAACCATTGTGAACACAATGGCATAACCAACTACTGTTTTTGCCGAGCCATCTAAGACAACCCAAGCAACGAACATTCCTAGAAGGGTCCAAGCCTGACCTAAGAAGTCTGATAACCAATGTTTCATTATGGTTTTCTCCTATATGCTACGGTCCCCGCTGATGCTGCTACAGTCAAAGCAGATTGTGTGGCTATGCCACCTACGATTACTGCTGCAACAATTGTTTCTTGTGATTCTGCGCGTTCTTCATCTGACATATCAGCACCAATACTTCCTAATGCTAGGAGTGCCTGGGCTGGGTCAGTGAAAAGTGCTTCAACTAATGCTGCTGGATTTTCAAGGACAACTAGTGCCGCTGCTACTTCAGCAGTAATAACAACTTGATTGCCGTTCTCATCTTGACGAACTTCAACTGGTGTCTGAGGTGGTAGGTCATCATAGGTAAGACCTGCTTGCGCTATTACTTCTGCAGTTACTGCCTCACCATCTGCTGCTTCTATCAAAGCCTCAGCAACTAATTCTTTTTCTTCTTCAGTAGAGTTTTCATCTGCCACTAGAGGTGGTTCTTCTGCTAAAGCAGGAGGCTCTTCTTCTATTGCAGGTGCTTCTTCCTCCACTGCTGGAGGTTCTTCCTCTACCACTGGAGGTTCTTCTACAGGTATAGGTGGAGCAGGTTCTTCTGTAGGAGGTTCTGGTTCTACAACTGGAGGCTCAGGTTCCACAACAGGCGGTTCAGGTGCTACCACTGGTGGCTCTGGTGCTACAATTGGTGGTTCAACTACAGGAATAGGAGTAGGCGATGGTTGAGGTGACGGTTGTTCTACTGGCACTGGTTGGGGCGTTGGTTCTAGGGTATTCTCTGGGGTCGGCTCATCAACTGGAATTGGCTCAGGTTCAGGCTCAGGAGTTGGCTCAGGCTCAACGGGGACAGGTTCAGGTTGTGGCTCAGGCTCAGGTGTGGGAGTTGCCACAGGCGCACCGAAAGCCGAAGCAGGAATAATTTCCCATTGGTTATTAACTTCCCACCAAGTTTCTAACCAAGCACCACCACCATTTTCATAATACCAAAGTGTTATTTCGTATGGTGTATTTGCGGTGAATTGTTGAGGCTCACTAATAGAACCTCCACCACCTTTATCAAACCAATCATTAATAATTAGATTGTTGTTTATATAAAGACGAACACCATCATCTGCTTGTGCCATAAATAACACATTAGAATCTTCGGGTGTTGAGATTACCCCTTGGTATCTAACAATGAAATCTTCTGTGATTCCACCTAAAGGTTCCTCATCAAAGTTGTGAGCAAGGTCATCTGCTGTTCCTTCATAGATTGGAACTGCACCTTCTGGTAATTCTGGTGCATTGTTCTGACCTAAGACATCATAGACTTCTACTGTCAAATCACCGCTTGCCTTTGCCATAGTTGGCACAAAGAGCAGACTGGTAAATGTTAAAAATAATACTGTTAGTAGACGGTTATTCTTTCTCGCAAAGAAGGAGATAAATTTGGTCAACGCGTTGTTCCAATCGGTTCACTTGGTCTTTAACGGAACCGCCCCCATTTGGTTTCAATTCATATAGATAATGTTTAACTAACCATCTAGTGAATCCAGCAAACCCTGCTGCTAATGTCATAAGGGCTACAAAGAAGCCAGCCCATTCTGTGCCTGTCATTATACTGTCCTAATGGTTATGTCAATGACTCCACCAAAGCCATCAAAACGTTTATCGGGTGGTGTCATACGAGTGAATGAAGTTTGCTCAATAACAACTTGGCGCTGCTCGCCAGTAGTTAGGTCTTGCCAAGTAAGAACATCTCCGTTGCTTTCTAACTCTTCAAGAGCCAAAAGACGGGTCTGTGCTTTACCTTCGTAACCCACTTGAACATTGTATCTATCTGTTTCAACGTCAAAGCAATAGACTGGAAACTTCATAATGCGTTGACGTGGTGTAGCAATTGTTGCCTTAGCCTGATAGCCCTTGAATATAGGACCATCAGATGTAGTTGTTGCGTCACGATTAAGAATAAATTTGTAGGCTACATATTCCTGGGCTGTGCTAGGTTGAGATGTAGTAACTTCAATTGGAAAAATAACAGAGTCATATGTAATGTGGTCGTATTCAGTTCCATCTTTGTCTACAGTTTCAAGAGTCATTGAACCTTTGGTGTAATCACCACGCGCTAGAAGGCGCTTAAAGTTTTTAGGTTCCAGTGTGCCATAGCGAATATAACCACTAGTTAAATAACCACTAGGGGTTAATGTTGCGCTTGCTTCTATGTTAATACTACCTACCTTGTTAACTTTACCAACAGGTGATACGGCAGTAGATGCTACGT